TCAATACTTACCCAGTCAGTAGTAATCTCTTTGCCGTCAGGCATAGGATACTTTGCGCCAGTTATCTCATCTGTAATAACACGCGGCTGCAATATCTGTGTATGTCCTTCCAATTTAAGATACATGTGTCCGTCAAGTTGTTCTTTCTTGTAGTGTTTATTTATATCCGCTACATCAGTATTAAACTCTTCAACATCAACACTTGCATATACTCTATCAACGTATTTCAGTAATGGTTGGGGATCATTTTTCTGATACTGCGCCATAACTGAATCGTTACGCACGAACTCTGTTATACCAAGAACATAACTGTCTGTTGTCCAGGCATACCAAACGTTCTGTTGCACAACAAAAAATAATTTATTCAATTTATTAGTTGAATGAAATGTTTTCTTGCTGCTTGCTAACGTTGTCATATTTTTAAGCAGCTTTAAATCTGCTAAGGTAATAGGAACTCTAACCTGTAATTTGCCGTCATGAATATCTAGTTTATCCATACAACTCCTTTCCACTATTAAATTTAGTTTATAAGAGTTATCTAGTCAAGTTCTTATTCCAACGATTGTTTCTGATTATCTGTTTCCTGGAGTCATCTGATTCGCAGGGTAATCCGTCAATGTGGTGCATAAATTTTTCTTTGCATACGATACATGGCTGATGTCTGTTGTAATCAAATTCAACTTTAGCCATTAAAGATTGCAGCGCCAGTGCAGTTGTGCGCGCAACTTTGTCTATATCCTGCGTACGACTCACGGCAATTGTTTCCAAAAAGGATCATCATAAAAACTATTTCCGATTTTAGATTCAACGATTTCGACAAAAGTATCAAGAGTTAAACAAACTATGATTGGTACACCATCTGGCTGCCGCCGACTCTTGTCAGTTTTTACTAGGCGTTTCCATACCAGTGCTGTAAATTGCGACTTCGACTTTTTTATAGATTTAGCAAGCTCACGTGTCACATTAAGTGACTGTCTTGCCTTACACTCTATAAAAAACTCTTGACCATTCCAATTAAATAGTACATCTCCCTTGTCATTGATACCACCTTCCGCAATCCTAGATCCATTTAACATCTTTGCTACAAATGTCTCTAACTTTGTTCCCTGTTGTTTTTGTTTTGACATCAATCTTCTTTCTTAAATAGTTTTCTACCTTTCAATGCTTTAGAACTATTAAGAACTTTAGCTACTGCTTTAATGTAATCAATCATATCTGCACGCGGCAACCTACCATAATCTATCTGTGTACCACGTGTGATAAAAGAATAACTAAAGTAATCATACATATCATGCACGACTTCAAGTTCGCCGACTCCTTTGTTAGTAACGATACCGACTCTAACCCCACCATAGTGTGGTCCAGGATCAGTTGGGAATGAAGGATCTATTTTAAGTATTGTTTGTACTAAATTAGATTCACTAGCACTATCGTATGGAAAAAAATCTATCTTCTTTGATTCGTCTTCTTCTATACAGTATGTAATAGCTTCAAGAAATCCATTACATTCGTCCATCATATCCCAGACGTTACGTGCGCCTCGACTCTGTAATACTTCTTTCATTACTATAACTGTAGCTGAATTTGATCTTGAAGTCTATCTAACAACTGTTGTTTTTTCTTCTGATCATTTAATTTATACATGCTGACACCACCTCTGTGACTGTGCATGCTGCACTTCTGACTAAGAATATAATCTTCTCCATGATCTGCACGTATCTCTGATATTCTATTGCGTGCTGACCAACCAAACTCTATAAGTTCTGTTGCACAATGCCACTTGTCATCATCAAGTAGCTGCAATATATCATCTCTCATTGTCATTGTTATCTCCTTCTATTTCATACCACTCATATTGCAATGTCAACTCACTGCCCATTGGTACTTTTTCTATAGTATATATTAAAAATGTATTTCTGTCTTTGACTTTTTTTAAATTAGGTTTTGTACTGTGATTAATAAAACCACCTAATGGTGTACGCACATACTCATCAACATGTGGATATTTGTTTTTGTCAATGTGTATATGCGATACACCTAAGCAGATACCTCTGTCTATATCTACTAATGTGTATAAACCTATGCCTTCTATCTTGCTTGGTTTAATTGTAAGATAATCAGGTAATGGTCTATACAAGATCTTCTATTTCGTGTGCCATACAACCTACACACCTACCATCAAAATTTAATGTGGTTTGTGGTGGTTCACCGCACTCAATACACTTCATTCTTCAAACCAATTATCGTCTTCTCTTATTTCTTCTGTAATTTGTAAATCAATATGTGTAGGTTTTTCTACGATCTCTACGTCTTGGAATGTGCCTGCACTATCAAGTATTATTTTTATATGTATCATCAATCATCTCCTGCCCAGTTAGGATTACCTCTGTAACTGGTATCTTTTTTAGAACGGCGCTTCGTTTTCTTTGACTTCTTCAATATCTTTTGCCTTTGGCATTGCAGGCATAAACCATTCTTCTGGTGCTTGTTTAGCTGCGTTAAATGATTCCATGTAATAGATACGTGGATTACCATTGTCACATTCTTTGTTCTTGCACTTCCAATCAGGATATGTATCTTTAATTTTACCGCTTGCTTTGTCTACTCTGTTATCCCATAGCTCACTGCTGCAGCTTAAACATCTTGGTTCTATTGTGCCATTTGTTACTACAACTTTTTCCTGAACCACTACACCAATTTCTTCTAATGCTGCTTTAGTATCTTCTACTGGACCAGTAGGTACATCTTTAATCTTTTCTTGTACAGACGGTGGAGGAGTGTAGCTATTGCTGTTGCCAGTTTTAGCTGCACTCTTGGTAACTTGACTGTCCGACAAGTTCTCCACCTTCTGCATTTCTGTGACTGATGGACGCTTCTTTGCTGCGTACGTCCAGTTTGCTAAAGCTCTACCTATAGCTGATGTCTCACCATTTTCTATCCAGGAGGTTTTGTTTGCACCTACTGGACCATGTTGGTCTTGTGCTATACCAGTTGCTATAGGATTCTCATCTGCAATATCTTTGTACACTTCACATCTATGTATTGCATTTTTAAAATCTTCACTAACGTATATTATATTTGTATCAATTCTGCCGTTAGGATTATCTTTCCAAAACTTTTTAAGTCTATCTTCTACTTGATCGTATTCGTCTTGCCATGCCATTAGTCGTTCTCCTCCTCATTCATGTCTTGTACTTTATCTATGTGGTATTCTACCCACACTTTTGTTTTTTTACCAACGCTATATTGTTTGAGAAGATCAGTAATACTTTGTTCCATGTGATTAAATATTGTATCAAATACTTCTTCTGCTTCTTTTAAATTACTAGCAGTAATTATATAATCACGTGTACTGTGATCAGTAAACATTACTTTTACATCACGATCCATTGGATCAGGTGCGCTCATTCTTGTTCTCCTATAGCTATAGCAGTATTCATCATCTCGTTGTAATCAGTTACAAACTTTGTTGTTAAATCTTCTACTTTTTTTGGATTAATTTTGTTAAGTTTAATAGATGTCTGTGACACTTCTTGTCCACCGCATGCGTTAGCCATAGCTATCGCCCACTTCTTCATCTCCTTTTGACTTGTAAATAGATTCATAACTTAGTCGCCGCCGCGTTCTGATCTAACAAATACATAATGTATAACGTTATTCCAGTTTTCAAAATGGTGTATGTATAAACCATTCTTGTGCAACCAGTCACGTAACTCTCCTGTGCTGTCTATGTACTTAGGATTGTTCTTGTGTATTACAACAAATCCCCTACCAGTTTCACCAACTGATTGTACAAGTTCTGACAACATAAAGTTATCATCAAACGTAGTATTAATTGCAGTCATTACTACCTCCCACTATTAAGTATATAGCATAAATACAGTATCGTAAAGAATTTATAGAAAAACACCAGATCGAAGTTATGATCTGGTGTCAAGGATCAGAGTAAAGGAGGAAACCTCTGACCAATGAAGTGACTTGACAATAATTATAGCATGCAGTAATCTGTGAAAATAGTTATCTTACGTGTCATAACGTTAGACAACTCCTTCCACAAAGCAATAAAGCGGACCTGTGAGTCCGCTTTGCTTTTGCAGTACCTTGCTATGGCACCGTAGTGATTACATAATTACTATACTATTTCTTTATTATTGTGTCCATTCTTATCTACAACCATAGTCATTACACCTTGTTTAGTTTTCTTACCTGCTTGCTGCTCAAACCATGTTGACTCATCTAAGCTAGGTACCTGGATCCATGTACGTGGATCATTTATTTCTCTGTGGTGATGATAATGTCCTGTCACAAGAATGTCACTGGATCCTGAATGGAAGCCACCGAATGTTTGGTTCTTCCACCAGTTCATAAGTTTATTTTCTACTGATCCACCACCACCTGTAAGATGTCCATGTGTAAAGCTCATGTTTGTACCACATACATTAAGTGATAAGTGTGGTTCGTCTGGTATAACAAACTTTATGTGTTTGTATTGTGGTTTGTCTGCAAATATTTCTGCGATTTGTTCAAAAACTTCTATGTCATAATTGTCCATCTCACCTGTTGGTGCTAAGTTCTTGGCAATTCTTTTAGTTCCATGATTACCTGGTACTGCACCTACTACAACTACATCAAAGTCTCTTGACCATTCAACTAATGCTTTAGCAATAAGTCTCCTGGCTAACTTCATCTGATTACGATAGTCAAGCTCTACGCCGTTAGGTCCCATTGCTTGTGGGTAAAATCCTACGCAGCCCTCGACAATATCACCTAATCCTACGACTGTTAACTGATCTAGCTGCATTCCTGCTTTACGTAAAAAGTTATAACGATCACGTACTGTATCTATCTTTTCTAAAAATCTATTAACAATAGCTTCAGTACCACCACCATCACGCTTGCCTAACTGTAGATCAGATATAGCAACAAAGAAACTAGCTTGTGGTTTTGTTACTTTAGGTTTAGCTTTACGCTTGTAAGTCTGAATCCATTTAGATATACGATCATAATCTTCTTTGTCTAGTGCATGTTCTTTGTATACAATCTGTGCTTTGTATGCCCATGCTTGTTGCACGTCTCCTTTTCCCATATTCATATCCCACGTGCTTACACGGATCGTGTCATTTAGAATAGAATACTTGTCAGGATCGAATCCCCACGATCTAAGAAGGTCATTAAACTCTGGACTAGCATTGTCCATAGCTCTTGTTGTTATAGTCCCTGTCTTAGTTTTGTAGTTAAATTCTACGCCAGGTTCCCAACCATTGGGGTGACTAGGTGTATCTTTAACTTCGTTGTGTGCTACGTCCTGTTGGGTTGCAGTAAGTTTACTTACCTGCGAGTTGTTTTTTTGCATACTCTTTTAGTACAACTATTACTGATCCACCACCTGCAATTGCTGCAGCTTGTATCGCTGTAATGTCTAAATCGAGTGCAGGACCTACAAGTAAAGCAGAACCAAATGCTTCAATGAATGTCCATACAACTTTTTCGATAAGTGCTTTGAGTTCATCACTCATATTATCTCCAGTCTATATTATCGGTCTTCCCTGTAGTTTAGCGTCAATTCGTGTCACTTTTTCGTGAATAGAATCCAACGTTTTACTATTGGAACTTTGTTCTGGTGCGGCAGCACCATCTAAATTTATCTTGCTTACTTCTAATGTAACTGGTTTACCTTGTAACAATACTGCTGCCACCTTCTTGTACATATTTTGATACGCTACGCGTGACTGTCCGATCATACCGTCTTTACCTAGATCTAAATCTTGTTGTGTGTTACCAGTCAGAATGCAACCGCTTGTGTGTTCGTCGGTATTCCCACTGTGGATAAGTATGTACGAAAATCCAGGCACGTTTTGTAGTTCCAACATACCGTAGTGTGCGTTCTTATATCTTGCACTGTATTTTTGATGAAATCCACCTACTTTTCTAAACTTTATATCGTATGTACCTTCAGGTATGCAGGTTTCGTGCATTACTTTTACTGCTTGATATTGATCTTCAAGTGTATAACACTCAAACTTACCGTCAATATACATAAGACCATTAGTAGCGTCTATGCCAAACTGTGTACGAACAACTTGTATTTTCATTATTCTCCCTGTTTACTTAACCTTAGTATAGTCTTTGCATTGGGGATTTGTACAGTATAGTTTACTGTTTTTAACAAGAAGATGTTGTCCGCATTTGGGACAAGATATTTTCGTATGATCCTACCTGCTAGCTGCCCAAATATTATCCACCATATTAGGATACTTACGACCATTAGCTTTAGCTCTAGCTTTTGCCTTCGCCTTTTGCGCAGGTGTTAGCTTCTTTGGTTTGCCTAAACCTTTTGGTCTTGGTTTATCCCAGATCGGTTTACTTTTTTTTGCCATTCTTCTTCTTCTTTTGTTTTAACATAGCAAAATCTGCACCTGTAATCTTATTACGTGGCGGTGCCATTCTTGCTATTTTCATTTGTTTTTTACTATAAGGCATATTACCTCTCTACCATTTAGTCTTGTTAGCCCACCATGCTGCAGACATTTTACCTTTTGCAATGTTCTTAGCATGTCTTTTTTTAAAAGCCGCACGTCTTGCTTTAGACTTTGCGTCTTGTTTTTTACCTGCACCACTAACTCCTTTTTGTCCAAAACGAATTAGCTTTACTTTATCACCTTGCTTTGCAAGAACAGCGTGTGATTTAGTCTTATGTCCAGGAGTTCTCTTTGGTTTGTTGTAACCAGAAAACTTTTCTCCTCTATAAGTAATACTCATGACTACTTCATTTTTTTGATTCTCTTAGAAGAGTATCTTTTTTT